GCGTAGGGGTTCTCGCCGGGCATCTACTGGGCCCCCATCCCGCTCGCGCGCTGCGCCTCGAGCTGGCGCTGCCGCGCCTGCCACGCCCGGGCGACGTTCACCTCCGAGACCGCGCGCCCCGCGTCCTTCAGCGCCGCCTCGATCTTCGCCCGCTCCTCCTTCGGGACGTCCGCCGTGAAGGGCTTCCCGGTCACGATCGCCCGCGCCGACGTCGTCGGGTTCGAGCCGTAGATGCGGCCCGGCTCGGTGCCCTTCAGGAAGAGGCCCTCGGCGAAGTCGCGGAGCTTCACCGGGTCGACCTTCCCGGTCTTCGGGTCGGTGTTCTGCTCGGCCCACTGGAGCGCCTGCCTCGAGGCCCAGTTCCACGCCGCGCGCTGCTGCGCCGCGTTGTCCCCCGTCCCCCAGGTGCTCGGGTCGTCGAGCTTCTTCCCATTCTTCGCGGTGCGCGGGAAGTCACCCGAGGAGCGCCCGGCCTCGAGGACCGCGTCCATGACGGCCTTCGACGACGCGGCCTTGTCCGGCGCCTTCAGCACCGAGGCGACGATGGCGAGGCCCTGGCGGTAGTCGTGGGGCGAGAGCACGCCGGCGCCGTAGCGGTCGCGGTACTCCTGCACGCTCATCGCCTGCGCCGTGGTCGGGTCGCGCGCGACGTCCCACAGGAAGCGTCCGAAGTTGTCGGTCTGCGCGTCGGTCGGGGGCTCGGCCTGCCGCTCGCGGGAGAGCATCCGGAGGTGCGCGCGGGCCTGGGCGCGGGCGTCGTCGGGGAGCTTCCCGAAGGCCGCGTTCGCCTCGAGGGCGGAGACCGAGCGGATCTTCCCGGCCTCGATCCCGTCCATCACCGTGCCGAGGACCTGGCGCTTCGCCTCGACCTGGGCGCGCTCGCGCAGGGCCATCCGCTCCGAGAAGAGCTGGCGCGCCTTCTCCCCCAGCTCCGCGTCCGGAAGGGCGAGGACGGCGTCCGCCTGCCGCGCCGTGTCGCCGGGGAACTGCTGCTCGATCCGGATCACCTCGCCCCGCGCGCGGTCGACGAGGACGGCGGGCCGGAGCTCCTTCTCGAGGACGGAGACGCGGGCCGGGTCCATCTCCCCGCGGGCGGCCGTGAGGTAGGAGACGGCCTCGCCGGCGCGCTGCTCGCGGGCGAGCGCCTCGACGACGCCGGCGTGGAGCTCCGTGAGGCGGGCGGTCTTCTCCGCGGCGGCGGCCTGGGGCGGCATCGTCCGCGTCTGGGCGGCGACGGCGTTGAGGATCGTCTGGCGCGCCTCGCCGAGCTCGGGAGTCTGGAGGACCGCGCCCGGGCGCGCGTTCACCGCGCCGGAGACGCCGAGGTCGCTCGCCGTCGCGATCGTCCCGACGTACTGCTGCTTCGTGAACAGCTGCGCCTGCTGGTCGACGTGGTCGAGGACCGAGTCCCTCAGCCCCACCGCGTGCTGCCGCCGGATCTGGGCGAAGTCCGCCTTGAGGTGCTCGGGGATCGTCTCCTGCAGCTGGTCGGCCCGCTGGTTGAGGAGCTGCTCGGTCTGGTTGACCAGGTCGCTCTCGAGGGCGTCCTTTCCGAGCTGCTTCCGGGCGGTCGAGACGATGTCCTGCCGGGTCGACGCGAGGTCGTTGAAGGTGTCCTGCAGCCGGGCCCGGTCCTGCTCGCGGCGCGTCTCCTGCGCGATCTGGTTCGAGACGGCTGCAACGCGGTCGAGGCCCTGGGCGAGCTGCTCCGTCCCGGAGCTCACGTCGCGCCGAACGGGCTGCGGCGTCGCGAGCGGATCCGACGAGACGGAGGGGAGCAGGGGGCGGACGCGCGGCATCGCCTACTTCCCCTTCCCGGCCATCATCCCGAGGTTCGCCGCGGTGCCGAGGAAGGACCCGATGACGGCCATCTTCCCCTGCCGTTCGCGGGCCCTCGCGGAGCGCTCGTACATGTCGGCCTGGACGTTGTGCCCCCAGGCTTCCCGCGCCGCGTTCGAGCGGATGGTGAGGGCGTCGAGCTCGCTCACCGCGCCCTTCGCCCCGAAGACCGCGGCCGCGGTCCCCGTGGTCGGGTCGATCTCCGAGGTGGCCGCCACGTCGGCCCGCATCTGCGAGCTCTCCTGCGACGCCGCCGCCCGGCTGCGGCCCTCTTCGATCCCGCCCCGCTGGAGCGCATCGACGGCGCGCATCCGCTCGAGCTTCGCCCGCGTGAGGAGGTCCTCGGCGTCGGCCTGGGCCTGGTCGGACTCCGCCTGCGCCTTGAGGACTCCGCCGCCCACGGTGGACGCGACGGCGATGAAGGTCAGGGGATCCATGGTCAGCGCACCTCCACGTCTCGGGTGACCGCGACGACCGTGCAGGGGAGCGGGTCCGCCTGCTTCACTGCGCAGCGACCGTGCTTGGTCCACTCGCCGGGGACGGGGATCTCGGCGAGGCCGGTGAGGAGCTTCACCGGGCCCTCGCCGACCTCGGTGACGTTCTTTGCCTGGATCTCCCAGGGCCGAAGGTCGGCGTCCTCGAGGGAGGGTCCGGCGAAAAGCTCCGCCCCCAGGCTCTTCACGAGGTCGATGAAGACCTGCTTGACGATCTTCTCCTTCCCCTTCCCGTCGCCGCCGGCGGCGAGGTCGAGCATCTCGAGCTCGGCGTCGTAGCCGAGGCCGACGTGGATGACCGCCGCGCGGTCGGCGAGCGTCACCGAGCCGCCGGCGACGACCAGAGCGGCGCCGGCGGCGTCGGCGCGGACGACCGACCCGTCCGCCACGGCGAGGACGGTCTTGCCCTCGAGGTGGCCGAGACCGGAGAGCTCGTCGACGGCCCGCGCCCATGCCGTCGTCGCGGTCGCCTGCAGCTCGGCGGGGACGGCCGGCGAGATCACCTCGGCGGTCACCGCGCGCGGCCCCGTGTAGGCGGTGATCCGGAGGCGGACCGGGCCGAGTGACGGGAGGAGATCGCCGTTCGCGTCGTAGCGGGCGGCCGCGTCGGGATCGAGGATGACGTCGTTGCCGACGTCGCCGGCGACGAAGACGTCGGCCGAGCTCGCGACCGCAACGGAGGCCTCGGGGCCGTACCCGCCGCCGGCGATCTCGGAGACCGTGACGGTCGTCGCGCTGGTGTTCCGGCCGTCGTAGGTGAGGGACGAGTCGAGGAAGACGCCGAGGCGCGCGTCGTTGACCTGCCTCGAGGTGAGCCGCTCGATGTACCGCTTTGTCGCGCCGCCCACGGTTCGGCGGACCACCAGGTAGACCGCGTCCTCGGCGCCCTGGGGGATGCAGCAGACCGACTCCGCGGCGCCGCCGTCCGCGAGCTCGTGCCACGCCCAGCCGGCCGCCTTCATGCTCGGGCGGTAGGTGAGCGAGAGGAGCTTCCCGTCCTCCCGGACGGCCCAGACCACCGAGTAGGGCTTCTTCTGGTAGGCCCAGTCGACGATGCGGTGCCTGCGCACGAGGTGGTCCGAGAACTCCTCGATCGGCGTGCCCAGGTACTTCCGCCGGACGTCGTCGTACTGCAGGGCGATGACGCTGTCCGCCCGCTCGCCGACGTAGAGGACGTCGTCCGCGACGCGGATCGGGTGCAGGGCCGCGGCGCCCTCCTCGTTCTGGTTTACGACGACGGGCACCTCGTCGGCGACCAGCGCGGTGGAGGACTTCCCGGTCGCGGCGAAGACGCCGGCGCTCGTCCCGACGAGGAGCACGTGCGTGTCGAGCAGCCACCGGACCTCGCCCGAGAACCGCGACGAGATGCGGATCTCGACGGAGTCCTCTGCGGCGGGGAGCGTGTGCACGTCGAAGTTGGCGAAGTTCTCGATCGCGCTTGCGACGATGGTGTGAGGCCGATAGGGCGTCGCCGCGCTCCCCAGGTTCCCGAAGACGCGCCGGCGCTGGAAGAAGGCGACGCACGCCGCCTGGTCGGTTCTGACGAGCAGCCCCGTCTCGTCGAAGATCTTGAAGGGGTTCGTGCCGCGCGGAGGACCTCGGGTGTAGTCCGGGGTAGCCCCGTCGTCCCAGAGCTTGAAGCCGGACAGCGAGCGCACGCCTCCGACGAGGCCGTACACCGGGTCGCACTGGGCAACGCGGCCGAAGTCCTTGCCCTGCCCGCGGTAGGCGATGAACGAGACGACGGTGGCAGGGATCACGAAGGGGACGGCGAGCCCGTCGTTCACCTCGTGCATCCGGACCCAGAACGGGCGGTCGGCGGTCGCGCAGCGGAGCTCGGGGAGGATCCCCGTGTTGTGCACCGCCATGTCCGCCTGGTAGTCGGTGACCTCGTGCGGGGCGGTCTCCGAGAGCAGCCCGGTCTCCTGGTCCCGCTCGACGGTCGTGACGAGGTGGCGCCACGGGCGCCCGATGTGCGTGCCGTCGGGTGCGTAGTAGGGGTTCACGACCGCGGCGACTCCGGCCGTCCACACCGAGCTGACCGGGACGTCGAAGGACAGCGAGGTGTGGGTCCAGCGCGCGTGCGCGTAGCGCCGGAGCTCCGCCTCGACGTACCCGTGCCGGACGAGCGTAACGACGTCGCCGACCTGGGCGAACTGGATCGCCGCGAGGTCGCCGTGCGCATAGGGCGTCGTGATCTCGTAGACGGCGGGCGTGCTCCACCAGGTGGGCGAGCCCGCCGGGTCGTGCCCGGTGTTCCCGGCCTGCAGCGACCTGTAGGCGACGCCCCCCGCGCTCACCCAGACGCCGGCGGCGTAGGTCGTCGCGACGTCCCAGGCCGCGTACTGGGCGGGGTCGGGAGCCACGTAGGCGCCCGTGACGTTCGAGATGAACCGGGCGTACTGGTGCCCGAGTTCGATCGCGTAGGCCTGACCCTCGGCCTCCGAGAAGACGAAGTGGATCAGCCACGCGGCCTGCGAGGCGTCCTTCCCGGCGCGGTCGGAGACGAGCGCAGAGCCCGGGCGGTTCACCGCCGCCCCGTGCGCGATCGGGAAGAAGTTCCGCATCCGGCGGGCCGAGACGCTGTAGCCGGGCGCGTCGGTCGCGTTCCAGAGGTCCTCGGCGCGCTCACCGCCGGCGAAGCTCCGCTGGGAGATCCCTGCCACCCGTCAGCTCCTCGACCCGATGAACTCGCCGGTGGGCTCGGTCTCGTCGCTCTGCTCGTTCAGCGCCGCGGCGGCCGCGTCGCGGAGCGCGAGCCCCCCGAGTTGCTCCATCTCGCGGGCCCGGGCGAGGTCCTTCGGGATGGCGCGGGCGAGCTCGGCGGCGAGGAAGTACGTGAGCGCGCTCTCCCAGTCAGGGTCGAAGACCGCCGGGTTCGTGACCCGGATCGTGTACGAAATCTCCGCGTCCTCCTGGTCGCAGAGGATGAGCTTCCCGACGAGCGGCTGGCCCTCCGCGGTGGTGTCCCGGCGAGCCTCGATCCGGTGCGGGACGAGCTGGTCGCGGCGCGGGTTGCGGACGCCCTCGAGCGTCACGTACCGAACGGCGAGCGCGTCCGCCGGGTAGGCGTAGCAGAACGCCCAGTCGGTCCGGGTGACGCCGGCGACGAGGGCGAGCTGCTCGCGGTAGGTCGCGAAGGGCCAGGGGAAGGCGCGCCAGCGAAGAAGGCGGTCGCGGACCTTGGGGTACCAGAGGCCGCCCTGGACGCCGAGCTCGCTGTTCCTCGGAAGGTCGGCGAGGGTCTGTCCTGCGCCGAGCTCGGTGAGCATGCGGGTCTGCCCGATGCGGGCGCCCGCGGCGTTGATGATCTCGACCTCGCTGGACGCCATTCGACGCTCCGGGTGAAGCGGTGGAGCGGGCGGGACATCGGCCCGTGAGCTACGAGCCCGCCCGCTCCGGTCCGCGTGCTACAGCTTCCGGTCGCCCTTCGGGCCCTCGGCCTTCGCCTGGGCGCCCTTCTGGTCCGCCGGGTCGGTCTTGCTGCCGATCTCCTTCTGCGTCGCGTCGTCGGCCACCGAGAGCTCCTTGAGCGACACCCCGCGCTCGATGGCGGGCTGGCGCTGCTCGGGGACGAAGAGGCGGAGGTTCTTCTTGCGGAGCGCCTCGAGCTCGGCGATGTGGCCGGTGAGCGTCCGGCGGTCCTGGGCGCCCTCGACCTCCTTCAGCCGCCGCTTCAGCTCCGCGGTGCGCTCGTCGAAGACCTTCCCCATGGCCTCGAGGGCCTCCTCGTTCACGGGGCGGAAGGTGAGCGACGGGACGTAGTCCGGGGGCGCGGTGAAGATCTCCCCGATGTTGACGAAGCCGACGGGCGTGGGCGCGCCGGGTGGGACGGTGACGAGGTACTTGGCGGGCATCGTGCGGTCTCCTGCGTGAGAGGGGAGTCGGAGAGCTGAGCCGGGCCCGCCTGGACCCGGCTCAGTCCGGCCCGACTAGATCGAGTGCGCCGCGTTCTGCGGCGAACCGTCCTTGCTGCGGAAGCCGCAGATGAGCGACCCCGCAGTCGAGTTGGTGGTGATCGGCGTGAACTTCGCGCCGCAGTACTGGCGCTTGTAGCCGGGCTTCAGCGCGGGCATCGCGAAGAGCTTGTTCGCGAGGAAGTCCGCCTGGGCGATCGTGATGGTCGAGAGGACCACCGCGTTCGTGGCGAGCGTCGCGTCGTCCGCGACGACGATGTCCACCTGCACGCCGCCCGTGGCGCCGGTGAGGGCGTCGACGGTGCGGACGTACGGGAACTTGGCCTCGCCGGTCGCCCAGTCGCGGGCGGCGCCGGCGTTCTTCACGCGCCCCCCGACGATGGCGGCCGCGGCGTTGCCAACGATGGACTGCTTCGAGGTCGCCGGCGGGCCGGCGGTGCGGGAGAGCTCGTCGCTGTAGTCGAGCAGCATGTGCGTGTCCTTTCCGGGACCGTCGCTTAGGCGACGGTCGCCTCGGTGATCGAGAGGCGGTCGGAGCGCCGGAGCGGGTAGCCCCAGAGCATCGGGGTGGGCTTCTTGAGGTACTCGCCCATGGAGAGGGCGAGGTTCGAGACCGACCGCGCCTGCTTGAGGAAGCCCGCGTAGAGGCGGAGCGGGCAGTAGATCACGCGCTGCGCGCCGCCCGGCTCGGGCATGAGCGAGAAGATCTGCTCCATCTTGTCGAAGATCTTCCCCTGCGTCGGCGAGTCGAGGAGCGCGTCGGAGAGGTCGATGTTCGCCAGGCGCGCCATGTGGCGCCGGTCCTTGACGATGAGGCCGACGTACCAGTCGTACGTCTTCACGCCGGCCTGCATCGGGTTCCCGTCCTCGTCGTTGACCGAGATGTCCCCGAGGTCCTTGATCTGGAGCCCCGCGACGGTGGCCGGCGGGAAGCCGAGCTTGCAGGCCTGCTCGCCGTGGTCCACGACGAACATCGAGCAGCCGTCGCCTCCGACGACCGCGCCCATCGACCACACCTGCGGATCGATGAGGCTGGCCCCCTCGTTCAGGGCCGCCATGCGCGGCGCGAGCCCGTCGTACGAGGCCTCGTCCACGGCGGTGTCGCCGTAGAAGTAGTCGGTGGTGACCCGCTGGGCGAGCGCCTCACGGAAGGCCCCGTCCTCGTCCGCGCGCATCTGCGCGTAGGCGGCGACGCCCTCGACGTCCTTGTGGCGGGCGTCCACCTCGGCGCGGCCGGAGTAGATCCCGAACGCGTCGGTGATCGGCTGCTTGGTGCTCTTCGACCGGGCCGTGCCCTTGTTGAGCTTCGTGGTCGCGACCGTCGGGAGGCTGGTCCGGATCACGGTCCGGTTCCCGTACGGCGCGTTGCCGGCCTCGGCGTAGGCGTCCTCGAGGACGGGCGAGAGCTGGTTGAGCAGCTCGAGCGTCGGCGCGATGTTCCCCTTGGGATCCTTCGACTGCGCGAAGTCGAAGAGGGAGAGTCTGGTGGTCATCTACATGTCTCCGTTCTGCATGAGGGTTGGGCTACCGAGAGACGCCCGCCGGGTTGAGGAGCTCCTGCGCGAGCGAGGGGAAGTCCCGGGCGAGCTTCTGCTCCTTCGTCAGGGGCTGCTGAGCACCGGTGCTCCCACCCTGCCCGCCGCCGGTCGTCCCGACGGAGTCCTCGGCGAGCTGCTCACCGAGGAGCACCAGGAGCCGCGCCGCCACGACGCTGTTGTCCAGCCCCGCGGCCGCGAGCTCCTTCGCGAACTCGGTCCCGAGACCGGGATCGAGCTTGTCGAGCGTGAGCACCGCGCGGCGCGCCGTCTCCAGGGCCTTCGCCTGGTTCGCGCCGCCGATCTTCGGGTGCGTCTCGAGCGCCTTCCGCTGGTCGGCCAGCTTCTGCTCGTACGCGGTGAGGTCGGCCTTGTTCCGGTCCTCGAGCGCCTTCGCGACCGTCTTCACGACCACCTCGGCCGACTCCTTCGTCAGCCTGTGGTCACCGGTCTTGAGGAAGGGCGTGAGGATCGCCTTGTCCGCCTCGCGGACCCCCTCGGGCAGCGTCAGCTCGTAGGGCTGCGCCGCCCCCGCCTGGCCTGCGCCGGCGGTGCCCGCACCCTGGCCCTGACCCTGGCCGTCGGTCCCTGTTGCCGCGGCGGATGCGAAGCCGCCGGCCGCGCCCTGCGCGCCTGCAGCCTGCCCACCGCCCGCGGCGCCGGACGCACCCGCGCCCGCCGCCGCTGCTGCACCTGCACCACCGGCCGCGGCACCCGCCGCGCCGGCCCCTGCCGCGCCCGCCGTCCCCTGACCGGTTCCGGCACCTGCGCTTGCGCCTCCGCCGGCCCCGGTGGTCCCTTCGCCGGTGAGGAGGCTACGCATCTTCCTGAGCATCGAGGTTCTCCTGGAGTCGGCCCGCCGCTTCGGCTTCCTCGGTGAGCCGGTTGATGTGCTCCTGCTCGAGGAGCAGGACGCCCCTCGAGTCGACCGCCGCGAGCTTCTGGAGCAGCTCGGCGGCGACGTCGCGGCGCGCCGCCTCCCGGTGGATCTCCGAGTCGCGCTTCCAGGCCCCGACGGCCTTCAGCTTGAGCCCGACGATGAGGGCGTTCGCGTCGCCGTAGATGAGCTGCGCCATGAAGCGGCGGAACTCCGGCGTGGCGAGGAGCTTGCGGACGTCGCGCTTGTAGCGGCGCATCGCGTCGTCCTCGGTGCGCTTCTGCAGCGACTGGCGGCGCGGGTCGGCCGTGGGGCCGAGGTCCTGGCGGTGCTCGCGGCTCACGCGACCGCTCCCATGCCGAGGCCGGCGCCGGCACCGGCCTGCGATGCCGCGACGGGACCCAGGCCGGCGACGATGCGGGCGAAGCCGTTGTCGCTCTCCAGGGAGGCGCCCGAGAGGTCCTTGGCGGTCTTCGCGCCCGCGGCCATCGCCTCGGCCTGGGCCTTCTGCTGCTCGCGGGCGGCGCGCGCCTCGCGGAGCGCCTTGCGCGCCGCCGGCGACCGGAGGAGGTCCGACGGGAGGTTCGCGATCTCCGCGTACCGCTCGGCGAACTTGTCCGCGTCGAGCGTGTCGATCACCTCGGCGTCGAGCTCGGCGAGCGCCTTGACGAAGGCGGCCACCCTCTCGACCGCGGGGATCTCCTGGGCTTTCTGCGCCTCGCCGAAGATCGAGAGGAACTCGACCTTCAGGTCCTGGTCGGCGAGCTCGGGCGGCGGGTCGGGCAGCATCCCCGCCCGGTCGGCCATCGCGAACGTTCGGTCGAGGGTGCGCCGGAAGTACTCGCCCTCGATGTTGTGGACGTTCGGCCCGACGATCGTGAGCTTCTCCTCGCGAGTGGCCCGGACCTCTTCGGCCGTCGGGCGCTGGGCGCGCTCGTCGTCGGTGATGATCCGCCAGAGGTCGGCGAAGAGCGCCTGACGCACGGACCACTGTGTCTCGCGGATCTCCTGGCGGACCTGCTCGATCGCCTGGTGCGCCGGGACGTAGATCGGCTCGAGCTTCCCCTCCGGCCCGCCGCCGGCGGGGACGCGAGTGAAGGCGCCCGGGAGCTGCGAGGGGAAGCCGGAGATGTCCGCCGAGCCCTTGAGCGGGGGCGCGCTCGCCTTGTCCACCATCTGCAGCAGGCGCCGCTTCAGGGTCTGGAGCATCTTCACGTCGGGGAGCGCGTGGTGCCCCTGCCCCGTGCCGTAGACGTCCTCAGGCGAGGTGGTCGACCAGCGCGGCGTCACGGCGGGGAACTCACGGTACCCGCGCACCTTCAGCCACTGCCCCGCCGCGCTGTCCTGCCCGGACTCGTACCAGACAGACCGGAAGCCCATCCCCTGCCAGTCGAAGCGCCCGGCGCGCTGCCCCTCGAAGCCCGTCTCGGCGTCGCGCCGGTTCGGCTCCACCACGTGCATCACCTCGCGCTCGGCGTCGAGCTGGTGGCGGCGGAACTGGTCGCGAACGGTCGCCGAGCAGCGGTCGAGGCCGAACTCCTGGACGAGCTGGCCGACCGTGAGCGTGAAGCGGCGGTAGATCGTGTCGATCTCGCCGGCGGCGTTGGCTGCGAGCCAGTACTGGCCGATCGGCATCGGCTTGAACTGGGCGATGGTCCGCCAGTGCTCCTCGATGAAGGTGCCGTGGATGCCGAACGTCACGAGGTCGCGGATCACCGACCCGGAGGTGACCCCGTAGAAGTTCGAGCGGAGGAGGATGTCCCGGACCACGCCCTCCGCGTCGGCGAGGTATCGCTTCACCTCGGGCTTCTCCGCGAGGCGCCGGTCGCGGGCGAGGAGCGCCGCTGGCGGTCCGAACCGGAACCAGATGCGCGCCGCGGTGGCGAGGGCGGAGGAGAGGCCGGCGGCGCAGGTGACGACCGAGAGCGAGCCGGTGGCGTCGAGGATGGCGTCGTTCGTCTCGCGGCCGCGCGAGCTCTCCCGGAACCGGATCCGCCACGGTGAGAGGTACTTGCCGAGCTGCTCGTAGGTGGTGTCGTAGACGGACCGCGCCGCCTGCAGCGCCTGGAAGCGCGCGTCGTAGCGCTGGCGGGGACTCATGGCGACGGCGGCGTCCACGTGGTCACCTCCCCATCAGCTTCTGGACGGCGGTGGAGACGAACCCGGTGTCGCCGAGCGCGCCGGTGAGGAAGCTCGAATTGGTGCCACCCGCGCGGTTCTTCCGGATCTCGCGCTCGCGGGCGATCTGGACGGCCTGGTCGGTGAGGTCGGGGATCTCCGGGGGCGCCCCGATGTCCGCCGCCTTCGCCTTGCGACCGAGGAGGTCCCCGATCCACGAGCCGCCGGCGTACGCCCAGCCGATCGGCCCGCCGAAGGTGGCGGCGGCGGCCTTCTTCCAGGTCTTCGAGAACCAGCTCATCCGACCTCCGGCTGGTAGTCCTGGGCCTCGCGCGTCCGGGCCTCGCGCGCGGCAACAAAGCCGGAGCGGTCCCGCCTCGCGACGGGCCGGGCGAAGGTGAGGAGGTAGGAGTCGGCCTTGTCCGGGGACGCGCCGAAGAGCTCCTTCAGCTCCTTCTTCGACTGGATCTTGAACGTCGTCCGCTTCCCGGTGGTGCCGAACGTGTACGTGGGCTGGCAGAGCTCGCCGGCGAGCTCGGGGTCGTTCGGCAGGCATGCGAACTTGCGGACGAACTCGCAGCCGTTCCACCAGATCTCGGCGCGCTTGTTGAGGAAGCGCGGGGAGGACGCGGAGCTGCTCTCGTCGACGGCGATCGCCGGGTAGCCCAGCTTGACGAGGCCCTCGTACACCGACTGGCCGTAGCCGCCCGTCACCGCGACGAAGACGGCGTCGGGCTCGTGCTTGGCGACCAGGACCGCTACGCGGTCGAGCAGGTCGGACGGCCCGAGCCCGCGCCAGACGGTGGGGTCCCAGACCATCACGCCCTGGCGCATCGTGAGGACGCTCCGGTCGTCGCCGAACTGGGCGACGTCGAGGGCCATCACCTTCGGCTCCTCCTCGATGTCCCGCTGGGTCGCGCAGCGCTGGATCGCGCGGTTCACGTCGTCGGGGCCGAGGAGCTTGTCCGAGGCGGTGCGCGGGAAGAGGCCGAGCACGTTGACGCGGACCCAGTCATTGTCCCGGCCCCAGTCCTCGATCATCTGCCGCGCCCACGCGATGGAGATGCGCGGGGAGCGCTTGGGGTCGTCCGGGTCGCCGGTGATGAAGATGACCTTCCAGCGCTTCCGGTCCTTCGAGGTGATCCGGTAGAGCGGGCCGGACGTGTCGGTGGGGTTGCCGGCGACGACGAGCTTCGCGTCGACGGCGTTCGCGAAGATGCCCTCGGCCGCGACGACGACGCCGTCGGGGTACCCGCCCACCTCGTCGAGGACGATGAGGACGTGCTGGCCGTGGAAGCCGGCGAGAGTGTCCGCCTGCTTGCTCGCGTCGGCGTTCTGCCCCCAGCCACGAGCGGAGCACCACCAGGTCTTCGGGCGCTCGCGCTGCATGATGCGCTCGCCCTTCACCTCGAAGACGCGCTGCAGGTAGGGGCTCTTCGCGTACCAGTACGCGAGTTCCTTCCACAGGTTGTCCCGGAGGTTGTCGAGCGTGATGCTCGTGCAGATGACCTGCGCGTCCTCGCGGGTGGCGAGGAACCACCAGATGGTCCACGCCTCGACGCAGGTCTTCCCGGGGCCCTTGCAGGCCGAGTAGGCGACGCGCGGGTCGACCGCCGTCGCCCGGAGGCCGTCCGCCTGCCACTCATCGGGGACGGCGCCGAAGACCTGGCGTACGAACAGGACCGGGTCGTCGTGCCAGGACATCAGCGCGGCGATGGCCTCCTCGAACGACGCCGGCGGATTGTCGCCCGCGGTGGCCTGCACCTCGACGACGGGGAGCGGCGGGACGGCGAGCTCGCGCGCCGGCGCCGCCGGCGAAGCGGCGAGGAACGCAGAAAGGACGAGGGCAAGCGTCACGGCTGGCCCCCCGCCTGCGCCTCGCGCCGGCGCCGCGCCGCCTCGGCGACGAGCTCGTGGTACGGCTTCTCGACCACCTCGAGCTTGTCCTTGAACGCGCCGAGGACCCGGAGCAGCTGCTGCGACGCCTCGGTCTTCGCGTTGAACTTCACCTCGCGCAGGTACCCGACGAGCTTCCGGTTCTCCCCCTGCCCTTCCCAGATCTCCGCGACCTTCATGCTCGAGATCGCCCGGCGGACGTCCGGCACGATCTCCGCCAGCGGCTTCAGCGTCAGCGTGTCGGTCCAGATGTCGAGGGGGTCGACGGCGAGGATGCGGTGAAGCTCGAGGAGGATGCGCTCGAGCTTCACCTCGGCGGTCAGCTCCGCCTTCGCGAGGAGCTTCGCCCGGCGCTCGTTGACGAACCGGGCGACCTGAGCCGACCTGAGCAGACGGGGGCCGTTCGTTTCCGCCGTCTTCTCACTCGCGCGGGGGTAGACGGTCCGGTAGGCGGCGGCCGCGGAGGCGCCCCCCAGGACCTCGAGCGCGAACAGGCGATGCAGCGGGGGTAGCCCCGCGTCACCCTTCGCGTTCTTGAAGGACTGCCCCACCGCGCGCCCCATGTCCCGGCTAGCGCTTCCGGCTCTTCGCAGTACAGGTCAGCTGGGTGATTCCGTTCGCCCCGGGGGCGGTGATCAGGACGAACGGGCAGAGGTCGTGCGGGATCGGAGTCGTGCCGGTCTCCGCGGTCACGGAGCTGGCGCGCGGGTCCCAGACGAAGCGCTCGGTCTTGTTCGTCTCGACCGTGATGGCGGCGTTCGAGTGGTTCACCACCGTGCCGGCGGAGTTCGTGCACTTCGGCGTGAAGACGTGGGACGCGCCGCCCGCCTCGTTCGACGTCCGCATCTCGCAGGAGAGCGTGTCGTAGGCGCGGAGGTCGAGAGCCCCCGAGGCCGGGAGGCTGAGCGCGGCACCGGACGTGATGACCCCCGAGTCGAAGGTCGCGACGGTGTCGGTGTACGTGCTGAACTGCTTCACCTCGGCGTCGGCGGTGGCGTAAGCGGGCGCGGCGACGGTGAGGCAGAACGCGGCGGCGAACGCCGCGAGGGCGAAGCGGGCGAAACGCATGGGCGGCTCCTGGGGGGTGAGCGGGGCCGCGGCGGTCGCCGGGAGGTCTGCGAGCTCGCGTTGGGTCCCCA